CCCTGAGGTGTGGCGGCTGATGCTGTTGGATGGACTCATTCCAGGGGTATCCAATGCGTGAAGTCGTGGTGATGCGCTGGTGCGACGCTTGCCAGCAGGAAGACATGACGAAAACGCCAGCCACGTCCACATTCACCATCGGCGCCGTGGCTGGTGAGTCCAAGCCTGCGCTGAAGGTGTTGGAGCTGTGCGAGCGGCACGAAAAGTTGATTACCGACCTGCAGCTGCTGCTGAGGGAGGTTGGCCAACAGCCAGAGATGGCGCCGACAGCAACGCGCGCGCAACACAGCTACGCCAGCAGCGGCGCCGCTGAGCAGGTACTTTGCCCTGTCTGCCAGGCGTCAGTGACGCGCCAAGCACTGATTAACCACGTCTGGAACAGGCACAGAACGGAGGGGCGCCCTGAGGCGCCTAAGGTCTGCCCTGAATGCCGCGTCAGCTATCCCAGCCCAGCAGGCTGTGGCGTCCATCGGCGCATGGCGCACGGTTATGACCCGCTGGCAGAAGCGCTGGCTGGCGTGAAGGGGTACAGGCCGTGACCCAACAGACCAGCTGGCACTAGCCAGCTTCCCAATGGCCCCCCAGCGTCCCCCCGCGCTGGGGGGCCATTTCATGTCACCTGGCGTTACGCTATGTGGCCATGGACCCAACGCAGCTACCGTCAGGCCTCTGGCTGCCCCAGACACGTACCGCGCTGGGCCCACCCCCTGACCCCCAGTCGCTGCCTCCACGCTCAGACATGACGCCCAATGCCAATCCCCCCGTTGGCACAGTGGGCCCTGCGCCGACAGCCGATAACGCTGGGGTCGGCGCGCAGCACGTCATGTATCCAGCCGATTACCCACCCCTGGAGGCCTCAGCCTGGGCTGGCTGGCCCAGTGAATGGGCCACCCCTAACACCTGGAGCCAAGGCCGCGCGCAGTGGGTCAGCGAGTTGGACATCGTCTTTGCCTGCATAGACCTGAATGCGCGCATCGTGGCTGATATGCCTGTGTTTGTGACAAAAGGCATGCAGCGCAAGACATCCCCACCATGGGTGGCCAACCCCCAGCCTGAGCGCTACAGCCACTGGGGGGAATTCATGCGCCAGGTCTGGTGGGCATACCAGGCCATAGGTGAGGCATTCATCCTGTGCACCAGCAGGTATGAGGATGGCTACCCGCGCACCTTCATGATGATGGACCCTGCCTACGTGGCTGTAGACACTGTCACGCCAACGGCTGACAACCTGTCGGGGCGCACCTACAGCATTGGCGGGCAGGACGCCACAGCCGACATTCTGCATATCCGCTACGCCAGCTGGCCCAGTGACGCGCATGGCCATGGCCCCCTGGAGGTAGCTGGTGACCGCATCCTGGCAGCCAAGACCTTCACGCGCTATGCCTCAGACCTGGCGCGCAACGGGGGCATCCCCTGGGCAGTGCTGAAGCATAAGTACAGGCTGGGAGCAGAGCAGGCGCAGCGCGTTAAGGCGCAGTGGATTAAGTCAGCGCGCGAAAGAATGGGCGCCCCAGCCATTCTGGACAACGACATGGACCTACAGGTGTTACAGGTCTTGCCCAAGGACATGGCGCTGTCTGACCTACAAAAGTTCACTGAGGCGCGCATAGCCATGATGCTGGGGGTGCCAGCCTTCCTGGTGTCACTGCCATCTGGCGCCGACACCATGACCTATAGCAACGTGACTGCGCTGTTTGACTATCACTGGCGCGCAACGCTGCGGCCTGGGTCGCGCTACATCACTAAGGCGCTGTCAGCGTGGCTGCTGCCCAGCGGCACTGAGCTGGAGCTAGACCCAACCAGCTACGTGCAGCCCACCCCAACTGAGCGCGTGACCTATTACCAGGGCATGGTCAGCATGGGCGCCATGACGGCAGATGAAGTCAGAGCCAGCGAGCGCATGAGCAGGCTGGATCAAACACCCGACACAGTCGATACAGGGGAAGTGTTCACCCATGCAGGCAGCTGAAATGCACTACAGGGCATGGAATGTGGACCTGGAGCTGCGCGAGGAATCAGACGCAGGCCTCACGGTCACTGGGCTGGTTGTGCCCTATGGGGTGGAGGCGCCCATCACTGAGGCGCGCCCCGATGGCGTCATCAGGTATCGAGAGGCCTTCAGCGCTGGGGCATTTCAGCGCGCCACCAGGGCGCCCAACAGGGTGGCGCTGACGTACAACCATGACGTGACGATGGGCGCGCGCATGGGGTATGGGCGCAGCTTCCAGGAATCAGCTGAAGGGCTGGTAGGGACCTTCAGGCTGGACCCCTCCAGCGCAGCCAAGGCCAGGGACATCCTGGAGTCCAGTCACGCTGCCTTCAGTGTTGGTTTCTACTCGCTGTATCCCAAGGCAGGCACTGAGCGGCCAGACGCGCTGGTAGTGCGTAAGTCAGTGATCCTGGACCATGTGGCAGCTGTTGTGGAAGGCGCCTACATAGGCACTGGCGTGGCCAGCATCCGTGGCGTGGACCTGGAGGAAGGTGACCCCACTGACGCTGACGTGGCAGCAGCTGAGCAGGCGCGCAGGGACGCTGAGCTACTGGCCTACTTCAGGGACGCTGAGACAGAGCAGAACAGATGGGCTGATGCCGTGCAGGCATTGACCAGGGGGCAGTGACCATGTGGAGCCGTTGGGGGCGCTGCTGCGCGTGACTGTGGCTGTGGCAGCGCGCTGGTGGCACAGGCACAGGCTGAACTATGGGCGCCATTCAGGGCGCCATACCAGGCGCAGGGCTAAACATCGTGATGACGATGAAGACGAATAGGGCTAGTCTCACCCCCAGTAACGGCACCCCTGGAGCAGGCACCCCCAGTCACTGGGCCCCCCTGGCAGCAGGCCCCCCGTAGATGAGTCCCACTATCTACGGAAGGAAGCAACAGCTATGCCAGCGGATGCCATCTCATCCAAACTGATTCAGGAACGCCAGGAACTAGTCCACAGGGCCAAAGGGGTTGAGCAGACAGCGTTCGAGGACAACCAGCGTGACCTGTCTGACTCTGAGCGCTCCAGCCTGGTGAACTTCCAGCAGCGCATTAAGGCCATTGACGAACAGCTGGCCATCACCACATATGACTACAGCCTGCGCGAGGAAACAGCGGCCAATATCGCGCGCTACACAGGCAATGTGCAGCACAACCCAGAGGGGTTCCAGTATCGGACGGCTGGGGATGTGCTCTGGGACTGCCTGCACCAGGGCGCCGACAGGGATGCGCGTGACAGGTTCCAGGGAGTCCTGCGCGCGCAGACGCGCGCGGCAGAGCATATGGGCACTAAGGCTGAAGTGACCGTAGCCACTGCTGGTGGCATGCCTGGCCTGGTCATCCGACCCATTCAGGGCCCTGTGATTGACCTTGCCTGGAACGGCATGCCGCTGTTTCAGGCGCTGAACCCAGTGCCTGCCACCAACCCCATGGGCTGGTCACGGCCTCGCATTGTGGACCCCTTCCTGGACACGGCAGCTGGCCCCCAGGCAGGCAGCCTGGAAAAGGCAGAGCTGCCCAGCAAGCACTTTGACGTGAAGGCAGACAACGTGGACCTGACCACGTTGGGCAACTACCTGAATGTGTCCATCCAGCTGGAATCTTTCATCAGTTCCAGCCTGGACATCGTCATTGCGCAGCTGAATAAGCGCCTCAGCCGTGGCCTGGAAAAGGCTGCCGTGGCTGAGCTTGCCAAGGCCAGTAAGACCATCACGCTGGCCGCTGACGCCAGCGCAACGGCTGTGCTGCAGGCCATCTACGATGGCGCCGCTGCCGTCTTCACAGCCACCCAGGCGCTGCCGTCATGGCTGGCCATGGGCCCGCTGGGCTGGGCCCGTATGGGTGGAGTGTCAGACCTGGCAGGGCGCCCCCTGTTCCCCAGTATCGCGCCTGTGAATGCCGTAGGCAGCAGCACTGCCACCAGCTTTGATGGCCAGGTGGCTGGCCTGCGTACCGTCATCACCCCTGGAATCACTGACACCACAATGTATATGGGCAATGGGGAAGGCATTGAGGCTGCTGTCTATCGCTTCCCCATGCTGCAGGCCATTGAACCCAGCGTGATGGGACGCCAGGTGGCTGTGGCAGCCAGCTATGGTTTCTACCGACCCCCGACGACTGAGGCTGACCCCAGCGGCACCCCAGCCGCAAAGTATGAGGCCATCGTCAAAATTGCGCCGTGACCCCATGACTGACCTGAATAGGCTGGCCGCTGGGCTGGGGGAATATGGCAGTGAACCCAATGACAACGGCACCCATGCTGACCCTGACGCCACGCCAGAGGATGACGCAAAGGAAGCGCCAACGCCATGACAGCTGGCTACTTTGACCAGAGCTACCCACCCAGCATCTACGAACCCCCTGCACCTCCAGTCATCCCAGCGACTGGGGCCACGGCTGGCATTCCAGGCAGCTGGACGCCAGCTGGCGCCACCCCACCAGCTGACGTGGCAGCTGTGCAGGGAGGCGCCATCACAGCCACCCCAGCCACCCCCTGGACTACTGGCCAGTACGTGCAGACAGCCACTGTCGGCGCCGCTGGCCGCTGCTGCTGGACAGGGACAGACTGGGTGGGAGGCGCGGCGCCATGACTGAACCCCAGGGCCCCAGATACCCCAACCCAGACCCCTGGGATGGGGACCCAGTCTTCCTGGTGGAACAGGCGCGCACCATCCTGCGCCTGGACCCCATGGACCCTGACCTGGAGCGCCTGGGGCGCCTGGCCTTTGTCGTGACTGAGCTGGTGCGCCAGCAGCTGGACGCAGAGCTGGCCTTTGACGACATCACCCAGACCCAGCCAATCCCTGACCCCATCACAGACGCCTGCATCACCGTGCTGGTTGAGCAATACAGGCGCAAAGACGCACCCTTTGGCATCACTGGTGCCTGGGCTGCAGATGGGGTGGCGCTGCGCGTCAGCAGGGATTGGCTGGACCCAGTGCACCATGTCCTGCAGCCCTACAAAGAGCAATGGGGGGTGGCATGAGCGCGGCGCCTGCGCCAGGGCCCAGCTTCCCCCTCATCCTGGAAGCGTTGGGTCCCATCATGACTGCGCTGCAGGAAGCTGGGGTGCGCGTCTATGAAGACCCCAAGGACGTGAACCCCCCATGCGTCTACCTGGCCCCCCCTACGCTGCGCTTCAGGTTCAATCGGCTGGACTACGAGCTGGACGTTGCGCTGGTCATCTGTTCATCCAACACAGTGAAACGCGCTCAGTACCAGGAACTGTCAGACCTGCTGATGACAGTGCAGGCAGCGCTGGGAGTCCCAGGCGTCACGGCGCGGCCAGTAGATATGTGGACGGCTGACCAGTCAGCACTGATAGGCGCCTATGAGCTGACGTGGACTAGTACCTACAAACACAGAATGAGATGAGGAAGGAACGGCATGAGCGCACCAGTCAGTGACCCCAATGTGTTTGGCCCTGGCACCCTGAAGATTGGCGCCACAGGCAGCGAGATTGACGCCAGCTGCGCAGTCAACAGCC